CATGTAATTCAGCAGAGTTGTTAGCAACTGAAGGAGACGCTTCGAAATTTGCTACTAGATCAGTATTTTTAGTTCCCATATTTCTATCCTCCTATTATGCTTCGTGACAAGGGATTTGAACAACTTTCTTTTCTTCCATTCTTACAGCACCTAGTGACATACAATAGTACACTTGTGTTGAGTAAGACTTGTCAGCTCTTTCAGAAATTTTTGCTCCAATATCCTTACCGATACCTAATTTAATAGCATCTTCAGTATAAGCAAAAACTAATCTGTCAGTAGTATTAGTTGCATCCTTGTTCAGTCTTGTTGACATTATAAATTCAAATCCTAGGAAAGAATTTACTTCTCCAGTTGATAAAGCTCTAACTGTATTAAAGTCAGCACTTGTAACTGAAGTTGTACCTAATAGATCTGATATTTGTTGTGGCCCGCAAACAATGTATCTCTTTAAAGAAGGATCAACATCGTTATTATCCATGATTTTCTTCGCAGACAAAAGTTTTGCAATAGTCAAACCATCTGATTGATCTGAAGTTGCAGTTTTTTGGCTTGAAGGTAAAGCAGTAGATGTACCACCAGCTACACCAGTATTAGCAGAGGCATTCATCGCTGTAATAATTACATCGTCAATACTTCTGTTCATAGCTGCTGCCGCTGCTTTAGCGTATGAACTTGTTGGATCCACAAGCATTCTAACTTTGTCAACATCGTCAACTAAATCAGCCCACTCGTAATCTGCCAAGCTCAATCTCCGTCTAGAGTGGGGTGTATCGATTTGAGGTGTATCGCCATGTCTGCTCGTTCTTATTTGAGCAGCAGTTACGCCTACCTGGTCAAAAAACGCATTTTTGCCATTGATATTTTCCACATCCACAGAGCCTCTTAATTTACTTCCCATTTGTTGAGAAAGCATAGTTACATTTGAACTATACTGCTCTACAAAAGAAGTAGTTATTTGAATAGACATACTATTCTCCTCTTGGTTATGTTTATGTTTAAGTTAAACGGCTGATTATCCTTGCGGGTCTAAACCTGGCTTTTACATCTTTTAGATGTTAGTCTTTCCTAATGTCTTTTGGGGTCTATCGATTATCCCAATATTTCAGCTATACTTGATTTTTTTTTTCTCGTAAAGCTAAATTTTTTAAACGCTTTCTTCGTTATTTTTTTTATGAATTAATGCTTTTACTTCTTGAACAGCTGCATCATGGTTAGGATGTTTATTATCCCAATAAGCAGATCCAGCTTGTGTTAAATTACCAATTTCTTTTTCTAATTGTGCTGGTGTTTGATAAATTGGCCCAGAAGATTGCGTAATACTATCTTCTCCCATTTTTGCTGCTAGTTCTGCAAATGCTTTTATCATAACTGGATTATCTCCTAGTTTAGTTCCATCTGCTAAATTAGTATCAAACAATTCTCCAATACCAACTGTCTTTGCAAGATTGTTGGCCTGGCTAATTTTTTGATCGTATGCTTGACCCCATTCTTGTTTAAGTTCTTTGGCACTATTTTCTCTAGCTGCAATAGCTACGCTATCTTGTTCTTGTAAACTAACTGCTTGCATTTCATTATAAAATTTTACCATACCATTTGCTTGACTAGGAAGTAATCCAAGTTTGTGCGCTTGATCTGAAAAATTTTTTAATGCTGTTTGATCTATTGTTTGATCTTCTGGTAAATCATATTTGTATCCAGAGGCATCTTCGGGTCTACCTAATTTTTTATAAACTTCTTTCCAATCTTCTTCGGTAGCATGTTTGTTAGGTACTGGAATTTTATCAGCACCCACTAATTTTTGTGCATGAACATAAGATTTTGCTAAACCTTCTATATCTTTAATATTTTCTAAAGATTTATCAGCTCTTATTTCTTCCGAAAGACTTGCTTTCCAATCTGTTGCAACTGTTTCGGCTGTTAATGTTGTATCGTTTGCTGGTGTTTCTACAGACACTTGACTTGTTGGTTCAACTGCTACCTGGTTTGTTTCACTACTCATTTATCCTCCGTGGGTTTTTTGTTGAGCATATTATTAATAAACAAGACTACAAATCTTGTTCCTTCTAAAAATGCACTTTCATGGCTATCGTTTTTAACGTGTGACGTAGTATAAAAGCTGCATCTTTTTTTTAGATCTTCTAAAACTTTTTCTCCAGTTTCAGATCCGAAAGTTTGTTTGTAAGCAAGTTCTAATTCTTTAATATCTTTATTGTCCATTTAGAACCTTTAAAGCTGGAGCTACCGCACCAGCACTTTCTGCTACTTGTTGAGCTTGTTGTAATTGCATTTGTTCCATTTCTTGTTGTTGTTTTTGCTGTTGCATTTGCTGCACTTCTTCTTTTGATCTCATAATTTTAGCTGGCAATCCTAATACTTCCTGGATGTGAGAAACTAAACCATCAATATCTATGTAATCAAACACGGGAGCTATAGCTTGCATAGAGCCAAATATTTCTATTCCTCTCATAACTGAAGATAGCTCCTGGCTTTTTTGTGCTTTGGCCAATGGAGATACATATTCAATTTCTACATCTTGATCGCCAAGTTCTTCTGGGATTGGCGGTAGTTTATTATTTTTTAATAATAAATTAAAAGATCTAGTGATTAATGGCTGCAATAATTCAGATTGCAATCTACCTAACACGGGGCCAAGTAATCTCATTTTTTCTTCAGTTCTTTGCAAAACTTCTGTAGCTGTCATGTTTTGGTTTCCAGTTGTCATTAACTGATCTACAAAAAAGTTTTCTCTAATAGCTTTTCTTCTTTGTTCTTCCATGTTTAAACCAAGAGGATTGTTTGAACCTATTTGTAATGGTTCAATTCTTTCTCTAGTACCAGATCTATAAAAATTTAATCCGCCTGGTACAGTTCGAATAGGTAAAATAAAACCATCATCGGGAACCATTAAAGGTGGATCAATTTGTTTTTGAGCTGCCTTGATAGTTGTTTTAGACATTGTGTTTAACATCTTTGTATCAGGCAACGCGTTCATGGCTGGAGATCTTCCATACACTTCGTTAGATGAAGATTTTAAATAACGTGGAACTACATAAGGAAATTCTTTAAATCCACTTTCTCTTAATAAAGTTCCAGTTTTTTCGTGAACATGACAAGAAACAAAATCCATATTTTTTGAATTATCATATCCCATTGGTGTTTCACTTGGATAAACAGAATGAATGATAACTGTATCTTCGTATGGAGATTTTTCAATATCTGTTAAAATTGCTTTTGGTAGATTTGCATCCGCATACATAGCGGGTATGTTTTTATTTTTTAAATGAAATTTTCTAGTTAAACTATCAACTAATCCTTTTTCATTTTCTGTAATAAATAATTCTGAAATATGTAAAGTTTTAAATCTTAAATCATCTTTAGCATCATCTGTAATAAACATAGCAGACGTACCAAATGCTAGCAACTCATGGTATAATTCAAAAATTTCTTGTTGAAAGTTAGATCTTGAAAAGACTTGCTGCATGATTTTTGCGCAACTTTCTAGCCATTCGTTTGCTGCATCATTATCATCTGCCATTTGGTTTCTAAATTTTAAAACAAACCATGGAGAAATAGTATTAGTCAACATACCATTTAAAGATGAAGATAATAATTCTAAAGCATGAGTTGCTGTACCATCAAATATTTGATCGTGACGTTTATCGCCTTGAGTATGTTTTTCTGTGATGTTAGCTTTTCTTGGTAAAAAATAATCTGCAATTTCTTGCCAATGATCTTCCCAGGTAACTCTTTGTGCTTTGAGAGTTTTATATCTCTCCATTACCATTTTTGCTTTAGCATTTTCTGCCATTTATGCTCCTAATTTTTTCTTAGTTGTATTAAGTGAACTAGAACCTAAACCACCCGCTGTATTTAAAATAGTTTTTGATCTACCTTTTTTTTTTGTATTTGATAAAGAAAGTTCTGCATTAGACATATCTACTGGAGCTTTACCAGACCTAGCATTAGACCTATCTTGTGGTGCTATACCAGACATATCATTAGACATATCTTCTGGACGATACATATTTGTTGATGTTGCTTGTGATACTTCAGCTGTAGTTGGTGGTGTTACCTTTTTAAAAATTTTTGGTGTTGATTTTACTATTCTTGATATTCCTCCCATATTATCCTCCTAATAATTTCTTTTTCGTTGTTAGCTCGTTATCTAATAAGCCATCAGCGGTTGTTAATATTGTTGATGATTTTCCTTTTTTATTTTTTTTAATCAAAGCTATTTTATCTTTTACTTCTTCTTTTCTTACTGGATCTTCCATCTTTGGTGGTTTTGGTAAAGGTTTTGGTTCTGGTATCGCTGGCATAGCTGGTACTTTTGGCATTAAAAATCCCATAATTTATTTCTCCTGGTGTATTGAATAATTGTTTTCAGCTGTTTGCTGATCTGCTAGTTTTTGTCTTGGTAATTCCGATAAAGATATAGCCATGTATCTTGCAGCATCGCAAGCGTGTGAGCTAAAATCCTTAACGGGTTTTGCACTAAAAATTCTCATCTTGTCATTAAACTTTCGATGATGATGTCTTAATGCAGCTACTAATGGTTTTGTTGCCTCAGCATCAAACCAACATTTAGGTAACACCATTTTTAAATTGTGTATTCCATCTTCTAATGGAAGTTTTGGCAGTACCCTAAATCTTATTCCTAATTGATAAGCAATCTCTCGTCTTGTCTTACCATTACTAAATTCTGTTACTTCTATATCGTGTGGCGCATAGTGTTCATCATAAACATAATCTTTATCTTTTATGTATTGAACATAATGCGGTAAACCTTCTTTGTTGTTTTCGTAATAATCAATAATCATTATTTGATTACCGACTTGTTGAAAAAAAACTATTGCGGTGTTGTCTCCATAACCCAAATCCCATGCTGTCGAAACTAAAAGCGATGGATCATAAGCGATCCTGGTTATCTGTTTATTATCTTCTAGTTTCTGTATTATGTTTCCATAGATACTTCCCGAGACGTTTGCCACCCAATCGCACTCAAATTCCTGGAGAAATTTGCTCTCCCCCATCTGTGCTTTAGCAGCGTCTAATTCTTCTTGGTCTACTAAATTTGTCTCACTTGCTTTAGCTGTATAAGCTAACCACTTTGGATCACTTAATGCGTATTGGTATAAGTCATAAAATATATTACTCATCCCAGCTGGTGTCGAAATAAAATAAGCGAACCCATGTCTATCAGAAATAGCGGGTCTTAATATTTCGTGCCAAAGTTTCGGGTTCATTTGGCTTACCTCATCTACGCAAATCCCGTCAGCATAAATTCCTCTGATACGATCTGGATCTTCTCCAGACATCAATGTTATTCTTGCGCCATTAGGGAAGTCGCATCTTAACTCGGTTTCGTTAAATGTAGTACCAGGAATACATCCAGCGTATTGCTTTAGATAATCCCAACAAACCCTTTTGATCGAAACGAATGTTGGCCCGATCAGATAATACCTTGGGTTTTTCTTATCATTTGTAAGAGCCTTCTTAATCAAATGCAGTATAACCAATATTGTTTTGCCAAACCTACGATGACAATTTAAAACTGCGAACCTATGTTTATCCAAATCCTCATGCAACTTCGCTTGTAATGGCCGAGGCGTATAAGGTATTTGGATGTGCATTATAAAATTATAGAAATTACAATAATAGCAGCAGCAATTACAACAGCTGCTTTAATATTCGTACTCCAGCTATTCCATTTTTTAATTATTTTTTCCATATTCCTCCTAGTGTAGTGTGGGTAGTTCAGTTAGATCTAAAATAGATTTGTAATCAATCCCACTATTTTTCATTAGTGTTTTAACAAAATCATCTGCGTGCCTTGGATCATCAAACCCGTTTAGGTGGATTACCATGCCGTTTGTATCTTCAGCTAGGAAAACCATTGCAGTTATCATTTTGTTTTTTAATTTTTCATTCATTGTTATTAAGATTTCTTATTTTTACTTGCGAAACTTTTAGCAGCGGCTACTGAACTAAAACCCCACTTCTTCAATGCTAGAGCTTTTCTTGTTGGCTCTCCGTTAGGTTTCTTCATAGCACCAGACATTCCAGCGAACCTCGCTGCGAAGGAGATACGCCTTGGGTTTGTACCTTTGTTTACTGGAGCTTTTACTCCAAAATGTTTTCTGCCTTTTTCATTTAACCCTCCACTTGGGTTTTGAAATTCTTTTTTAGTCATGTTACCTTTCGCTGTTTGTGTGTGGCTGTGTGCTGAACTCCCAACTTATATATACTTAAAAAACGCGGGTGGATTTTGGGGTATACCGCCTAAATGTTCTCGCAATGTTCTTGTTTTATATGCAAATACAATGGCTCGTAGGTATAAAACCTACTAACTATTGTTGTTAATCAATAACTATTTACAAACCAAAGAGTAACCAGAGAGTTATGGCCAATGTTCTTGCTTTGTTCCGCACTCATACGCGCTGGCGAGGATCCTGGAGCCGCGTAGAAAAACACGGAGTTACCCACTTACTTACCCATTCGGTAGGCTCGGTACAGATGTTGTTTGTACTTCTTCCACAATCTTTTTAGCTTCAACCATATCATTAGGATTTCCCCAGCTCACAGTTATTGTCGTATCTTGTTTGATGTCTTGTTGTACTTTGTCGCCAAATGTTTTAGCAGCCAACTTACTAGCTAGCCATCTTATATGTGAATATTTTTCTCTTAAAAAATGAGTTTCTTGTGGTGTCTTTGGGATCTCCATATCTTCAGCTATTTTATCAAGCAATGTCCAAACGCCAGTTTGTCTTGCTTGCATAATCTTTTCGTGAAGTTCTTTACTATCTCTGCAATATTTATAAACAGTTGATGCGTCTGGTAACTTCTTGTCTTTTGTAATCTTTGATAATGGTTCGCCAAGTTCTAAACGCTTGATGATTTCATCTGTTTGTTTTGTATCCATTGTAATAATTGTTCTGTTGTATAATTTTTAAATTGTTTTAAATTTTTATATGCTTTTAATTTACCTTCTAAGGTTATGGCTCCAGTTGATGCACCACCATGAAACCTACAACGATAATGACCACTCTTTTTTAAATATCCCTTTGCTCTACATTGCTTGCCAGATGTTCTTGCAATACTTTCGCATTGTATCTTTTTAAGTGGATGACCAGCCATAATATTCAGATATTTTTATATCCAACTGTACCTTTTCAATTACTAAATTTGATCTATCTTGTCTATAAGAGTTTTATCCAGTTTACTTTCAAGATTAAATATTGCGTTGATGTATTTCTTCTTAATTGTTACACGATGGCAGCCAAACATTTTACCAAGCGCAACCCAGGAATATCTTTTAGATCTGGCCCAGAGTATCTCCCGTTCTTCAAGTTCAACCAGGGGTAATAATTCAGTTATTGTTAGATCCCAGCAATTAATCTGCTTATTATTGGCACGAAGTTTAAGTTTATCCTTATTATCATGGAACCCGTGATCTCCAGGATCATAAGAAAACTTTAAAATATCAAACATTGACGCTGCTTTTGGTATTTTGGGTTTAGGCATAAAGCGTTCTGCCAAGCCAGCTGTATCCAGTATATCCATTAATTTTACACACCTTAACTTCAGACAGCCTCCTTAAAAGAGGCATCAAACTTTTTTATAGGTTCATCTTTCCACTTATGTTTAGCAACCTTGTTGCCTTTTTTATTTCTGTATTCAATATAATTTCCAAATTCAGCGATGTACTCGTATTGCTCGCCTTCATATTCTATTGTTGTCTTAGAATGATTAGCGGCTGGGGGGGAGTATCTTGCTCTTTGATAGCTATTGTATTTTCTATTTCTATTATAGTTAATATTATTAGTTTTATTAATATCAGTCGAATTCGGAACATCTGATGTTGCATAATTGGAACGTATGCTTTTTTTCCTTATTTCCTGGAGTTTTAACTGCTGCGATAAATAATATTCATTAGTCGAAGATCTGCGTTTAACTGTTACATAACCCAGCTTGGCAAGGTGTTGAATACATCTATAGATCGCTGTACGAGACATGCCTATAGCCTTCGAGATAGTTGCGTGTCTTGGATAGCAAATTCCAGTTTCCTTGTTCATATAGCTTACTAAACACGAGTAAACCCTATAATCTTGATTAGTTACCCTTACATCTTTTAGCACCGCTAGATCTGATACAAAAAACAAACTCATATTACTTTAAACCCCACATAAACCCTCGCAAGCGTTATCAAACATATCTAATTGATTATCGTCTGGGTTAAAATCTACCTCATCTAAAGGTTTACAGCTCCTATGAGTGTAATTCTTCATATTTGGATTTTTGCTTATGTCTCTAATTTTTTTATCAAACTCAACTACATCCTTAAATTCATCTGGCTTATTAGTTTTTAAATCATGCCAATACTTATCATCGTGAAATGGACAACAAAGACACGCAGACTTTTCTGGTGGTATTATTTTATTTTTATTAAGATAATTAATACAATCTTGCCTTGACATATTTGCTTCAATTAAAGGATGTCTGTTTAAAATATAAGGATCCCTAGCGGGTTTCATTCTTTGTATTTCATCTTTAGAAATACCTATCCATTGCTCTACATACTTATCTTTAGGAAACCTTTTACCTTTAGCAACTCCACATAACTCTCTTATTTTTTTTTTAATTACAGCTATTTTGTACTCATTCGTGCATTGTCTACGGATCATACCTTTTTTACCCGTAATAGTGTGTTGGTTATAAAACGGAGCAACTACAAAATTAGTAGTACCTTTTGCAGCTAACATATCATCTTTAATATTTCCTTTTTGAACTCTAAATACTGGATAAGGTAAAATAGTTGTTAAATAGTTTAGGTAAAGCATTGTAGCTTTGCTTTCATAACCAGGATCAGCAAATATAGCGCAATCAACTGGTGGCAAATCTCCTTTAGCAGCCATAATAGCCATTGTTGTTGATTGAACTCCAACACCTAAACTTAAAATAACCATTTGCCTTGTTCTGTTTTTATCCATTAAAGAACGTTCCTATCTTTTTTAGTACAAACTAAATCGTGCTGCTCCTGGAGAAGCTCTAATACTTGATACCAACCTTCGGGTAATACAAAAGTTTCTTTGCCTTTAATTGGTGTAAGCTGCGTAATTCTCAAACTCTCAACAGCTCTATTGTCATCAACTTTATAAAAAACCAGGAATGAAGGTAAACCAGCTAAACTTGCTAATGCTTCCGTTGTCGCTGTCGCCTTCCACGTTTGGCCCCGATCAAAACAAGTCTCGGCTAAATACAATGGATGTTTACACCTTTTGCAAATCCCAACTGCATCCATATCGATCATGTAAACTTGATTTTCTCTGCACCACTCGGAATACGGATCGCCTACATTAAAATAGTTCCCGTGCATACTTCCCCTGGCCACTATAAGTTACCATCTTTTCTTAAATTATTTAATGGATCTTTAAGATGTTCTATTTGTTCTTTTAAATCTTTTATTTCTTCTCGCAGCTCTCCATTTATTTTTTGATGTCCAGCACTAATGATCTTAAAATTATCGTATTCTTCCTGAAGACGATCTATGTCTGCTTTTAAAGTATAAATTTTATCATTAACTTTTTTATTATTTCTTGAATAATTTTTAGTTCTTACTTCATTTTCATAAGTTATATCTTCTGGCTCATCTTTTAAATAATTAACTGTATGCTTTTGATCTGTCATTTAAAAGTTATCTCCGTTACATCTTGTACCCAGGCAGCGGGAATAGTATTAATGTTGCCAACTGTTATAGATCCATCATCTTCAACGATATAATCTGTAAAAATTGTAATTTTAGATTTTGTTTGTATTATTTTATAACCAATAGAAATTGCTGTAGCGGGTTCTAGTTTAGCTGCTTTATCAATACTCATCCATGAATTATCAGCCAACGTGTCCGACCACTTGACGATAACCAGTTTATAATCATTTATATTTCCACTTAATTTCTGTTTCTTTTTATTCATAAAAACTAGAGGGTTTAACTTTGCCGTTTGTTCTTTGTTTTATAATTTCCATAAACTTTGGCCTCGGTATTCTCTCTTTGTTGCACCAACGAAAAACAGTAGAGCCAGGCGATGTGCCAGTAATGCCGAGTAGATCAGCTAATTTTTTATGTGATAAATTTTTTGATTTTCTAAATTCTTCTAATTGCATAATTATTTTCCGTATATGGATTTAATGTCATATCGTCAACAAATGTGCATATGTAAGATGTGGATAATAAGGTATAAATACCTATAAAATACAACCATTAATTACTTATTAGGAAATAACTATTATATTTTTGTAAACTGTTGACAAATATATACCTATTGACGTATAGTTGCCAATATGACAATAAGAAAATCAGATCTACATATCGTAGATAATAAAAAAAGTAACCAGGTACACAAAACGCATACAATGGCATTGTTAAAAAAATTATTAGATGAAAAAGGTTCATCACAATTAGAATTAGCTAACACTTTAGGTAGAGATAAAACTACTGTTAATCGTTGGGTAAAAAATAGCCGTGAAATATCTTGGGATAATGCAGAAAAAATAGCAGCTGTTTTAGGTTGTCATCCAGTAGATATTTATCAACCAAGTGTACTTGTTACTTTAGATAAAAAATGTTCTTGGGATGGATTAACAACAGATATTCCAAAAGAAGAACATACAAAAATTAAAATACCTTTTGAATTTTATAACGAACAAGTTAGAGCTGTTCAAATGGATGCACCTGGTACACCTTCCGATGGAGAAATTTGGTTGTTTGATATTAAAAAAAATAAAAAAATTAATAAAAATTGTGTTAATCAAATTTGCTATATAACTGCAAGTGCTTCATTTAAAAAAGCTAATCATCACAAATTAGAAACATCTGAAGTTATTGGAAAAACTAAAGTTTGGCATCCATTAATTGCTTTATTAAAAGGTTGTGGAAATGGAAAATTATGTATTGTAAATAGTTACACAAATGAATTATTAAACCCATTATGTGATAATTTAAGTTATGATGATTTTGAAATTGCAGCGCCAGTTAAAGCTAAATACGACCCAGAGTTGATTATAAATCACGCTAAATAAACATATTCCCACCCCCAGTTGACATAAATACATATCTGTTATTGACAGTAAGCTCATAATGTTTACTGATTGTTCTAATTAAGTATTTGATTTGTTTTATGATTACAAAAGATGCAGCGTTAGCAAAAAAAGTTACAGACGATTTTTTAGACAACATTAAAGATCTGCCAGAGTGGGTAGAGTTATATAAAATAAATCATCACTCGCCTTCCCAACTTAATGCAGCAGACGATATGTGGAGTTATAAATATTTATATCTTACACAAGAACAAAGACGCAAGCTGCCAATTAATTCTAAAATGTTTGCTGGTGTATGCCTTGGCGACATGGGTATTTTAACTTTTGGAAAATATTTATGGGAAAGTAAAATTGGAAAAGGTTTATGTAAAGTAGAGATCCCACCACAAAGAAAAATTTTTGATAAAATTTTAGAAAAATATAATTCTTACGAACCAGTTGATGAATTAGACAAGGCTCAACACGATGTCGGTAGACTAGGTTTAGCAAAATCATTTCAAACTTTAAAAGCTGGATTAAGAGAAATTAATTTAACCTCCCCTATTGAATGTGAAAGATCTGTAGATCTAACTTTTGATGGCTGCATCTTACCTACAATCGGCAGAATAGATTTTGAAGATGAAAAAAATTTTGTTGAAATGAAAACAAAACATAGAAAAAAAAACAGACCCAGAAAAGATGGTACATCAAACTATTCATTACCTAAACTAGATGAAGGTTATCTTGGATGGGAAGAACACGTTAGCCAGGTGGCGTTTTATTATTTTGCAAATAACGAAAAAAAGAAACCACACTTGTTCGTTATGAATGAGGAAGAATATAAAATTTATAGTCCAGATAATTGCGATGATTTAAAACCAGAAAATTTAAAAAAACATCTTAATAAATTAACCATGGTAGCCAGGCGTAGAGAAAGAGTGATGTCTAATCACGCTGGTAAAACTACTTGGCATCAAGATATTGCTCCAGACTTCAACCACTTTTTTTGGAAAGGTATGGGAGAGCATAAAGAAATTGCAATGAAACTATGGGGTTTAGAATGAAACAAAATATATCAGTTTTAAATGTGCAGCCGTGGCTGTTGAAAAAGAATTTAGCAGAACCAAAAAAAAACAATAATAAACATCGATTGCTCCTTGGAATAATTGTTTTTATCTTCCTCTTTGTGTTGATAGGTTTTGTTAAATATAGCCAGAGTAGTCGTGTAGCGATGCACGATAAAGGTTTTAATACAGCAGTATTCTTTTACCTTCATTCAAGCTCTGGCTATGCGAAGGAGCTGCATGGGTAACGTCATAAATTTAATATCACTTACAGCTTACACAGAAAAATTAAAAGCAAATGGTGGAATGTGGGAGTTTAAGCCTGGCAAATGGATTATAAAACATTTGGAAGTAGAAGGATTGGCCCAACATTACAATATTGAAACCAACATAGATCTAGTACATTGTAATTTAGATAAAGACATAGCAGTTGTTAAAGCAGCTGCGCTATATAAAACTAAAAAATTTACAACACTTGGAGAAGCCTCTCCTAAAAATAACCAGTTTCCTTATCCAGTATCAATAGCAGAAAAACGAGCAGTTGATAGAGCTATATTAAAAGCATTAGGTATTCACGGCAACGTCTATTCAGACGAAGAAATGCCAAATGAGAAAAAAAATAATAATGAAAACTCAGGGATTAAATTAGATCATGTAGATGTAATTTTAGAAAGAGTAAAAACTGTAACCCACCAGGCAAATTTAGAGCAGCTTAAAAGTCAAAATAAAAAATTTTTAACGCAGCTTAAAACACAAAATTTACCTAGGTTTGAAGAATTAAAAAAAGCCTTTGTAGATAGAAAACAGCAATTAACCAAAGGATAAATATATATGGCTGATTTTAAGAAACCACAAGATCCAAACTGGGTGGCAACATTTAGTTTGAAACGTAACGCAGACAAAGATCCGAAAGATCCATCTACTAGCAATAGACCAGATCTAGTCTTAACAGATAGCGAAAAAGTAAATGCTAAAACCAATAAACCTTATAGAAAAAATTTTACTATAGATGGTGTTTGGATGGA